ATATGATCCTTGCCTTAGTGGACGACATGGCCAAGCGCCAGAGTCATCCGCTGAGTTCGAATCATCCAACTAAGGAAATGGCACCAGGTGAGTACAAGGGTCGAGGCAAGAAATTCCAGATCCATTATGATGATTATTATCGATTTGAACAACATGAAAGTAAATACGATAACGATCCTCTCGACATCGAATACGGTGACGAAGAGTATGGATATGACATGATTGCCCCCCCTGGTATTTATGCACGAAGGAAGAGCAACCGAACGTATGATAGCAGGTCAGAAGATGGCATGCATTATTACGACAAAGAAACTCCCAGTAACACAGAACCGGAAACCGCTGTCAACGAAAGTATGCAGCCGGATTTTCGCAAAGGAGAGGGAGCTGCTCCTTCAAAAGTGCCGCCCCAACAAGCTGCCCAACAATTCGCTACTTCGCCTCAGAACTCTTTGCCGGCTCCTCCGATCTTCGGGAAGCCAGCGGAGAAGAACGTCTTGAAGCCAACGCTCCCCACGGTGTGGGAAGACTCGGCTTCCGTTTCTTCTGTAAAAGCAAGCCTCGAAGCGAAGATCTCCCCGAAGCCAGAGAAATTCTTCCCGGTCTTGGAGAATATGATGTCCCCAAACGAGGACATCGAGCCGAAAAGGAATCCCTCAAATTTCAAAGAGGTCGATTCCGGCTCTCCGAAACGCAAGAGATCTCGAAAGAGGTCCAAGAAGAAGTCCTCAGGCGATACCCCAAAACAACCCACCCCTGGAACGGAGACTGTAGCCTTGAGTCAATCGCAGAAGCCTGCGACGAACTCGGCCTCTTCTCCGAACTCAATCCAGACGGCAGTCCAGGAATCCCCTACTGCCGGTGGGCCAAGAACAACAAGTCCCTGTTTGACTCCTTTGGTTCGGAGGTCAAGAGCGCGGTCTATGAAAGAATCGCCCTCCTCGCCTCCACGGAACCAGGAGATCTGCCTCAGGGAGCAGTTGAACTCGTTGAGGGAGGGTATGCAGATCCTATCCGAGTCTTTGTCAAAGATGAGCCTCACGGCTCAGTGAAAGTAGCGCAAGGGCGCTACCGACTGATCTTTTCTGTATCAGTCGTCGATCAGTGTGTCGAGCGTTTCTTCGCCCAAATCCAGAATAAAGCTGAGATAGCCAATTGGCATAATCTCCCCTCGTTGATTGGCATTGGTTTTACCAAACGCCAGATCAGGGCCATGGCTGACAGCCGGTCCTGGTTTCAAGACCAGCATGTTGTAGAGTCCGACGTCTCCGGATGGGACTGGACTGTGCAACCTGGCGAAATAATCAATGAAGGTGAGGCCCGACTCCAACTTATGGAGGGGCACTCGCTTGAAATGGAGAATTTGGTGAGGAATAGAATGACCTGTATAATCAATAAAATGGTCGTGTTCTCCGACGGTGAGATTGACATTGTAGACGGTGGTATTTGGCCTTCGGGCCTGTATATCACTGGCTCTGGCAACTCCCGTATGAGAGCCACACTCGGCTTACGAGCTAGAGAGTGGATGAACATTGACTACACAAAAACACGAATCAAATGCGTTGGAGATGACTCCGTCGAATCAGACGACGTTGAGAAGCTCGAGGACTTGAAAGAGGCCTACGAGCACTTCGGACACCGCATCAAAGATATTAAAAGGTCACTCAAGAGTGACTTCGAGTTCTGTTCTTGTCAGTTTCTGACAGACCAGGGACTGGCCGTGCCCCTGAACATAGAGAAATCTGTGTTTAGATGGTTGCAAGGCTCAAGAAACCCTGACCAGACCGCTGCCCTTCGGGGAATGTGCGAAAACTTGGAGCCAACTCTTCAAAGGAAGGTGACAGAGGTTATTGCAAGGTTCGGGATGCCTTGTAATGACACGAGCATTACGAACGAGACGAGGCCGCCAACGACGAGCCCCGATGGCCAACACCCAAATGGTGCG